TGTAATAATCAGAACCAGTAGCGAAACTAGAGCCCGTAGTCAAACGATGTTTGATAGCAATACTCTTTCCGCAATACTCGTCTGGTACTCCATAGGTTCCAGATCCATCAAAATCCGGAGCACTAAAGGCACACTTAAGAAACTTCACACCTTCAGGTGTTACTTTATTCAAATTGAGTGAAGCTTTAAGCTCACGAGATATGACAATTTGCCGATTGCCTTTGCCACTTGTGGAAACACCAGGCATTTGCATTTGGCTTAAAACTGCAACCTTTGGGGAGTACTCAACGGCGTTCTTTGATTTCCTTACTCGATTTCTTTTTCTTTTGTTTTGTTGTGCAGGAACAGAAGGAACAATCACAGCTCTACGGACGGCATTCGCTCCGACCATAGGGACATAAATTGGCTTCTTTCTGCGTGAGGTAGTTTTTCGTTGCGGTAATGCAATTACTTCCATCTTTAATTTGGACCCTCCGTCCAAATGAGCTCTTCGGCTCTCCAATCCGGACGTAGAAATCCAACCTTCTCTAGATTGTCAAAGAAGGATGAAGTTTGGATGATCTTGTAAATCATCTTCAAAAGATCTCATGATTTGCATGTACTTATATGGGCTAGTCACATCCGAGTGAATCAAATTCATCAAAATTTTCTGATAGTTCACAAGATAGGAGCCTTCAGCCGAGTAAAAACGAGAACAAAATTCAAACGAATCTTTTATCTCATCATAAACCTTAACTTTCAAGCCACATCTATCCCAGTACTTTTCATGAACATTTTCGACATAATTCTCAAGGCAGTCATCTCCCATAGCGTCAGAATCGCTCGAACCAACAACTTTGGCAAGCAGATTCCTCGTCGTACTATTAATATTACTAGTACCATACTCTCCAGAATTCATGATTCCTTTTATTAGCAAAGCTAACAAGGTCCCATCACTCAACTGGTAAATACAGTTCGATAGTATTATCGTATGCTTAATCATAAGATCTTTCCAATAATCACTAGGGTTATTGGTGAGGTAGATTTTAAACTTACATTCCATTTCTTTATACCATTCCTGGTATGACCAATCGAATCCACTAACATCAGAACTTCTATTCAAACTTCCAATAACACGGCCATATACAGATCGAGTTCCTTTCCTATCAAAGCTTATACCTGGTTTATTAGGTATTTGCTCCCAATTTAGGATCTCAAGATCATGCATATGCTTGCGCATGTACATTGTAATAAGTTTGTCAACAATTGAGACACTCATGATGAGTCTATTACGACCCTCCATAACTTTCTCACGTTTATGAGGTTCATCTTTTATAAAGACTCTGATTGGATCCACCAATCCTTTTTCAACTAGCTCCTTAGATGACATAGATTTAAGAGTTTCAGCATCAACTTGTAAAATCCTTCTTATTCTATCACAAGTGACATCAACAATTTGGTCGCCATATTTGTCAATAAGACCACCATTTGTTAAACTCAAACTTGCATACGGAACCCCAGGACTAGAGTCACGATTTACGTAACCAAGCAAGGCTCTGATTCTCTTTTCCATTTTATCGTCATCATGGACTTCCAACCAATCCGGAAGATCAAATCGCTTATAACGAGTCATAAGGGGAAAGACAGATTCATAATCTGGTGCATTTCTAAAAATAGCCTTTTCGGCCTGTAGCATAAAACTTCGTTTTTCTGCTTCTGGGCCTCGTTCGGGCCAACAAAATTTAGAACACTCTGGATCTAGAACACACATTTCCTTCCACATTTGATTTTCCACTCTTTTAGAAGTGGGATG